GAGATTGTTTTAATTGCCTTTTTAGGCATTAACTAATCATTTGACAAAGTAATCTATATCCTATATTCATGGGATATTAACAATTAACAAAGGAGCAAAAATGGGCTTTGATATAACTGGTTTAAATCCAAAAAACCTAGAAATAAAAGAACCTAAAAGACCAGATAATTTGTTTAAATTATCTCAAGAAAAACAAGATAAGTATTTTGAAGATAGAGAAAATTATACTTCTCAATCTGGTACTTATTTTAGAAACAATGTTTGGTGGTGGAGACCACTTGCAGATTATGTTTTAGAATATACTAAAGTTATCCCAGAGGACAGAAAAGAATGTTGGGGTTATAATGATTGTTGTATTATAGAACAGAAAGACGCAGAAATGATATCTCAACAATTAGATCATTTAATTAAAACTGGTCATACTAAAAAGTTTGAAAAAGATTATGAAACAGAGAGAAAAAAGTTAGAAAAACATAATGATAAAGTTGAGAAGCAACTGGAAGCATTTACTAAATCTGTTGAAAAAAAACTACGTACAACAAATTTAGCACCTAATCAATTTCCAGAGAATGATAAAAAGAAATGGGATAGTATTTATAAAAGAAAAAAATGGGGTGCTAGTTATCCTTTTTCTGTTGATAATGTAAAAGAGTTTTCAGAGTTTTGTAAAAATTCTGGTGGCTTTAGTATTGGTTAAAAGAATTAGAGTACCCTTTGAAAATCGTTCACTAAGGGTGCTTTACTAGGTAAGTTTGAATTTCAAACCTTAAGATGAAATTTAGGTTTTTGTATATTTTCCCTCACATAAAATATACATTACTAACAAAAACAAAGGAGCAAAAATGTCAAAACAAATAAGTAAAGATAATAGAGAATACTGGCAAAAAAAATTGTCTAATAAATTCTCTGATAAAAAAAGTGCCATTCAATCTCTTCATCAAGTTGAGATTAATGAAACAACTCAAAAAAACTTTCCTATATTCAAAAAGAGATTAGGATTGGAAAAAGATATAGTAAACTACATTAAAGTTGAAAAAGATTTTAATGATTTTTCTAAAAACTATATGAAGAACCTAGAAGAAAAAAGAGAAATGGTTAGAAAACATTTCAACAAAGTTAGAGAAAAAATAGTTAATTGGTCAGAGACAAGAAAGTCTTGGGATAAATACGATATACCAAGTCTTGAAATGGATAATAAACTGTATGATCTAGCAGATAGCATTGAAAAATATTTAAAAAATCAATGTAAAGAAGAAACAAAAAATGCTTTTTATAATTCTAAAAAGGGTCAAGAATTAAAAACACTTGATGAATTAGAAGAAAAAGCAACTGATCTATTACATAGTGATATGATTGGGTCAGAGGTTTTGAACCAAATATCTTTGATTGCTAAACAAACCAATATAAGTATGACAATTCCTCAAAATACTTTGAAAGAGTTGCCAAGTAAGTAATGACAAAAATAAATTGGAAAAAAGAAATAACTAATCATCTTGTTGGCAGAAAAATTGTCAAGATTGAGTATTGTTCTAAAAAAGAAATGGAACATCAAGGTTGGCATAATCAACCAGTACAAATATTATTGGATAATGGTATTTGGCTAACACCAACAAGTGATGACGAGGGAAATAATGGTGGTGCTATTCATACGAATATAAAAGAACTTCCAATTATTCCAGTTATATATTAAAGAATTATTGACTAGCGATAGGAGATGTCCTATGAAAAATGTTAACACTCTCTAGTCTTTAATGACCCCCAACAAAGCGAGAGTAGAGTTGGGGGTTTTTTTATGTTATTGACTTAATAAGTTAATGGCAAAATCAGAAAAAAATCTTTGGCAACGAATAAAAAAATTAAATTTAAAAGGTCAATTATTTCGCATAGAAAGTAATACAATCAATGGTATTCCAGACGTTTATTGGTTGATAAACAACAAAAGTATTTGGATTGAACTCAAGTCAAATGATGTCAAGAATTTAGGACTTTCAAAGTTTCAAATTAATTGGCACTTAACACATTTTCAAAATGGTGGCACTTCGTTTATCTTGCGAGAAGACCTCTCGCAGAGAACCTCTCAAAATTTACAAATTTTCGTGGTTCGTGAACCGAGACGCTTGGTTCGTGCCTACTCATCACTCAATTTAAAAGACGCATTTAAAAAAATCTTGACGCAATAACCACGTCTCTCGGATCTTCTTTACGCACAACTTCGTTGTGCGTAAACTTTGAGATTGCATGTGGGATTTTTCTAATAATCATTTACCTTTATACATGCGTAAACTTTGAGATTGCATGTGGGATTTTTTCTTTTACCTATATACCTTTACATGTGCGTAAACTTTGAGATTGTATGTGGGATTTTTTCCTAAAGGTATTTACCTTTATATATAAAAAAATTTAAATTTTTTTAATTGGTCCTGGAGTCGTGTTTAATTAGTCCTGGAGTCGTGGCAGCTAAAATAAAAAGTTGACAGCTGTGGGCATCCCATGCTAATGAGATGGAATTAACTAACAACGGAGAATAAAAATGATACACTTTAAAGATCTAAAAAAAGGCCAGGAAATAAAAAGCGATCAGCTGCATCCATTTATATTATGCAGCGGAAAGCTTCTAGAGAGTCCTAAGCAAGGCAAGGGCTTAAAGAAAACTGTGCTAATAGATGCTAAGGGCTCGGAGCTGGGTTTTTTCGATGAAGCTGGCAGCGTTTACAGTACTAATATTAAACTAGCTAAGGTTGACGGCAATTGGATGGAGGTAACTCATGCTTCTTAATTACTACAGTCAAACCAAAATGGCCAAGGGTGAAAAATACGGATATAAAACAGCTATATTACACCTTGCACCATTTACCCTATCAGGTAAAAATGTATGTCCTAAAGCATCCCCTGAGTGTGTTTCAGCTTGTTTAAATACTTCAGGCCGTGGACAGATGGGCTCAGTACAAAAAGCTAGATTAAATAAAACCAATTATTTTTGGACGAATAAGAATGCATTCTTATGGGACCTGAGTCGTGAAATTGAGCAGCTCAAAAAACGAGCTGCAAATCAGGGCTTTAAATTTGCCGTTAGGTTAAACGGTACAAGTGACCTTGCATGGCATCGAATGAAAGTTGATGGAGGTGGCAGCCTGATGGAGATCCATCCTGATGTCCAATTTTATGATTACACTAAAGTCTTAAATTATATTGATCATAATCTTAAAAATTATCATGTTACCTTCAGTGACTCAGGGCGTAACGACTCGGACATTGCTGCAGCTGTAGCTAAGGGCTCAAACGTTGCCGTTGTGTTTCAGGATAAGCTGCCCAAAAAATGGCTTAATAAAAAAGTCATTAATGGAGATCTACATGATTTGAGATTTAAAGATTCGCGGGGCGTGATAGTTGGATTGGTTGCTAAGGGTCAAGGCCGTAAGGTCAATAATAAGTTTATCAAGGCGGTGGCCTGATGGATCGTTTTCTAGCCTTTATAATGCGACTCGTAATATTTTTTCCAGGTACTATAGGAATAGTACTCTTATTGATTCTATTAGTTTAGAACGATTCTAATTCACAGCCCTACAACCTAGGGCTGTGTCAGCTGTAAATAATTAATTTGACATCTTATTAAATATGATTAATATGGGACATGTACTAAAAATAAAACACTAACAAGGAGTTAAAAATGAAAGTACAAAAACAAAAACAAAAAACACTTTCACCAGTTGAAAACGTGAAATTGTTTAAAGCGTGTGAAGTTAACCATAATAGAAAAAGTTATAATAAGTTATGGATTGACGTTAAGGAAGAAGCCCTACCAATAGTTGAAAGCTTAGGGGGGTCTGTAATCAATAAATATAAATCAAAGTCTTATTATATTGAGATTGCTAAAAAACCCACGACTCGATTTGATGTCAAGTCGTTTAAAGAAAAACACCCACAAATTTACAATTCATTTATTGTAGAGGGTGAGTCAGTTGAACTTAAAACCAAAATAGTTAAATAATGGATATTGCATTGCATATATTCTTAATCTTGATTAGTTTCTCAATCGCATTCTTAGGCGTGGTAGTACTATTCACGGTTGACGTTTTCACTGGTTGCATTCTTGCAACTGGTGGAATTGTATTAGCTATTAAAGGCATGGAGGTTTAAATGATACCATTTAAATTCAAGGGCTATAACGTAAAGATTGAAGGCGTAATTACGCCTTCAACGGATCAAGTTAAGTTTAGTTTTAGTAATGGTGTAGATGATAATATCAACATATTAAAACTAAATACTGTTAATGATAAAAAATGGGTCAATGTAGTAAATAAAATACAGAGATCTATTAATGATCGCATAAGATACTTACAACAAACTAACAATTAACAACCAATGCCCCACGTGATCCGTGGGGCATGTCTCACTTATAGAGGTACCAGTCGAAATCTAAAAATAGAAATTTTTTTATTTCTATTTTTTTAGGATTTTTATACGAAAGTTTACTAACTTTACCTTTACTTGCTATGACAGATAGAAGTAGTAAGGTCTTGTAGAATTAAGGGGTTTCCTTTTTGGGGACCCAAGGGTATAGTAAATATATATGACTAATACAGATTTGATGACTACAGATCAGCTTCGAGAGAGGCTCGAAAAAGTGTGGCTTCAACATATAAAATTATGTCAAGACAACTTTTTGTATTTTGTAAAGAATGTTTGGCCAGATTTTATTTGTAGAACTGATAGTGATCCAGACAAATGGGGACATCATCAACATATTGCACATGAGTTTACGAAGATAGCTAAAAATAAAAAAGGAAGGCTCATAGTAAATATGCCTCCTAGACATACTAAATCAGAATTTGCATCTATATACTTTCCTGCTTGGATGATTGGAAAGAATCCTAAGATGAAAATTATGCAGGTATCTCACAACGCAGAACTTTCAGGAAGGTTTGGTGCTAAGGTAAGAAATTTAATTGATAGTCCAGAGTATAAACAGATCTTTGGAGATGTTAAACTAAGAGAAGATAGTAAGGCAAAAGGACGTTGGGAGACCAATCAAGGTGGGGAATACTTTGCAGCGGGTGTTGGCGGTTCTATCACAGGACGAGGGGCGGAC